TACAGGAAGACCATTTCCGTCATCAACAGTTGGGAAAGTACCAGTTGCAAGCAAAGTAGCACCAATACCAACTGAAGGAGAACCAGCAGTAGTAACCACAGTAGCCAACAAAGGACCACCAGCGGCACTAAAGATAGGGAAACCAGCTTTAGCGGTGATGATCAAAGTAGTGGTACCAGAAGCAACAACACGAGTGTTCCAGTAAGGATGTGCGTTGATAGCAGCACGGAACGCATCACAAATAGTGGTAGCAGTTCCACCTGAAACAGGAGTAGTGTGGTAAAACACATTCTGCACTTCCTGAGGCAAGTTGTTGTTGAAAGTTTGACCTTTCTCAGCACTCAATACGACACGATAATCAGTAGAGTTTGCAGCAGTTGGTGTAATAGTAATTACACGCAAAACTTCAGCAGCACCTGCCTGATACATACCACCAGAAACACTAGCCAATACGAGAGGATAGCTTCTCAAATTCACAGGCACAACACCTGTTACGTTTGTATCAGCCAAATCGAAACGCATTACACCAGCAGAAGCGGCCACATCACCGGCAGCAGTAGCACTGGCGGCAGGACCTATTACGAATTGTTTAACAGCAATTGACATCTTAGTAAATAATTAATTAGATTGCAAATTCAATCAGACCCATTTTGTCTGCAACACAATACAAACCACAGTCAGAAAGAATGTGGAAGTCAACTCCGTCAACATCAGAAGTACCCAAAGATACAGACTGACCACCGCTCAAAGCAGCCTTAATGGTTGAAGGATCGCTAGACTCCAAACCAATCATACCAGGAACGTAGTTGGCAAGCAACTCATCTTGGTTGAAGTGGTATTTCTGAAGAGCAGCAATAGTTCCAGAACCATCAGCAGCAGGGATAGGAGTCAAGTCGATGAAGTAAATAGAGTTACTCATACGAGGCTTACCGTTAACGGCAGACAATTCACCACGGAACATCTCGTCATCCAACAAAGACCAACGAACGAATTCGATTTCCAAACCAGCGTAAGCATACTTCATTACGTTCAAACCAGTTACTGAAGTTCCACCCAAGGTGTTAGCAGTACCAGCGAACTTAATGTAGTCACCCAAGATAGTTTGCAAACGAGCCATAGCAGCAGATCCCATCAAAGCAACCAATTTACGTCCACCTTCAGCAGATACACGAACCATTTGCTCCAAGAAGTCGTTGAATACAGACTGAGTCAACTCAGAAGTCAAAGACATATAAGAACCACCGTTGTTGATGATTGACCAACGCAAACCACCAGTAGTGAAGTATTCACCATTAGGTCCAGTTTTGATAGCACGCTCAGAGAAAGCATATTTATACTCCAACTGTTTAGCGAAAGCCTTCAAAGTCAAATCGTCATAAGACCTCCACCAGAAATCGCCATTCCACTTCACGAAAGAAGCGATACGATCTCTACGAGATTGGTGTGAACTTTCACGAGTTACCGCAGTCAAAGCAAAGTCGGTATCAGGTGTGTAGTTCAAAGTGGTTTTACCAGTTGAGCTACGGTTAGCAGAAGCATCAAAGAAACGCTTAGCCTGAGTGTTAGCCACAAAGTGGGTACCAGCAGTCAAAGTTGCAGTTGTGTGAGGAGCAACAAAAATTTTGTTACCAGAAAAATCCACATCAGTAACCAACGCTTGAACCAAGTTACCATCAGCAACGATATCACCAATACGGAATTTGCTTGCATCTTGTACAGGTACAGACATCAAAGATGTACCAGTAACAATTGCACCGTTGGCAGTAATTTTAGAGTAAACACCCAAGTTTCCCAAAGAAGAGATTTCTACTTTTGCCTGTGGGCTAGAGATAGAACTCGCCAATTTAGAAGTCAACTGGGTCAAGACGTTATAGCCGAAGTCTTGGCTATAAACCATTGCCATTTTGTTAGGCAATGAAAGTCCTTTAAGCAATAAAGATTGACTTAATGGAAGGTTTGAAATAGTTGCCATTTATGTTATTTTTTTAGTGTCCCTTTTTGTTTAGCCAGGGAACATAGCTACAAAAGCCTCTTGTGCGGCCTCAAGTCCAGAACCAACAACTCTTCCTCCACCAGTCATATTTTTAGAAGGATTAGTAACCTCTTTGATTATCTGATCCCTTCCTTCATTTTTGGCTTTGGTGATGTTGGCCCTCATAAGATCCTTTCCATACTTTAGCCATAGGCCAATGGAATACATCTTTTCAACGTCAAACGAACCATCGGCTCTCTGAAGGGTAAACTCTTTGTCAATAAAGCTCTTCAAATCCTTGGACATTTCGTCTGTGATTTTCATGCCATACAACTCTTGACCTACCACTTGCTGAGAAAATGATTCTAATTCAGCATTGTATTTTTGAGCAACGGCTTGTTCTTGTTCAGCAAATTTATCATTAGAACTAGTCAACTGTTTCAGTTTATCTTGGTTCTTCTGATTGTACTGCTGCTTAAAAGATTCAGCCCATTGTTTCTTTTGGAAAATGGAAGCGTTATCGTATTCATAGATTGCTTGTTCGAGTTCTTCACCCTCCAAGCCCATAAATTCTTTGATTCCATTTTTTACAACCTGTTCTTCACTCCAAGTACTAATGTCATCAACTTTATAGTCGTTGACAAAGTCCTTTAGAGTTTTGCCAGATTTCTTATACTCCATCAACAACTTCAAGTCTTCATCCAAATCGGTTTGGGCTTGTGGTTGCTGAGGTTCGTTTTTATCTGTTGGCTTTGGATCAGCAGGAGCTGGTTCATCGCTTTCCCACCATTCTTTAGCAACTGCGGTTACGCTATCGGTAATCTGAGGATTAACCGGAGCAGCAACAACAGGCTCAGCAGGTGTGGGTTCTGCTGCTACAGGAGCAGGCGTAGGCTCTGCTGGTGTTGGCTCTACTGCTGTAGGAGCCACAGGGGGAGTCTGATTTCTCAATTGATCAGCAATATCCGATAAAAAGTTTTCACTCATATATTTTTCAAATTTAGTATAATATATACAAATTTACAAATATTTTCTATTGGCCCATCATTTGAGCCATCATTTCTTCTTCAGCAACTGCTCCGTCTTCAGCGGTCGGCTCTTGCGACATACCTGATTTCATCGCCTCTTTTGCTAATTGAGACTGAGCCCCAACTTCAGCACGATAGTTTGCACCTTCCTCTTTCATTCCAGCAACTTGCTGTTGTGCAGCCATTTGCTGTTCTTGTTGAGCCTGCTGCATCATTTGCATCATTGCCTGTTGCTGTTGGGCCTCACGCTTTTTCTTATTCATAGCATATTTGAGGTCAGCCAACAACTCAGTATAACTTCTCGCCTGTTCGATAGTAAGATAATCAAACATATCAATCTGTTGGTTCTGCATAGCCGCCTGTGCCAAAGACAACAAACGCTCACGAGATGCGTCATCGATAAAGTCTTTTACTTTGATGTAAACGCCAAGTTCTTCCATTTGGAAATCTTTGGTGATCTTCAACCATTGTTTTCCACGAGTACCAACTACAGGAATTTCATCTTCGGACTCAGAAATCAATGATACTTTATACTGATTCAAACTGAAGGCAAGATTCTTTTGGAAGAACTCAATAAAGCCTTGGTATAGGTAAGATGTACCCAAGTTAGATTGAGCAATTGTACCTGCCTGAGTTTTGGCTCCGACATAACCACTTTGTTGACCAAGAGCAACTTTTGGAATGTTCACAATCTCTTCCATCAAACGCTCTTCTTCTCTACGAAGATTTATCAATTGGTTTACGTTAGGATCGAGTGTCATATCGACTACTTCCACCATACGAGCATCTTGACCTGCCACAAAGTCTTCACCAGTAGCAGAGCCATCAGTAACGTGGATACCCAAGCGTTCAAAATCAGAGATAACATCTTTGGCAGTTGAAGTACCGAGTTTTTGTCGGTTGATGATATACACCTTGCCTTTAGCACGGTTCATCATTTTGGTTATTTCGTTTGTGATGTAATCGATGCGGTCCTGGTGTTGGTGCAAGCGAGCAACTACAGAACGATTTTCTCCCATTACCATATTCGGGATAAACACTTTCAATGGCAATTCTACATCTCCGGGATTGTCGTGTTTACGAACTTGGTTGGTAACCTCTTCCCAATCTACAACATATTTGTTTCCGATGAGAGTACCTTTGTAAACCGTCTTGGTCCAAAACTTACTCTTGCGTCCGTTTCTGATTTTAGAAATATGGGTGTTGCCAAATTTATCTTTTGACTCTTCGTAACCCAAATCTTTCATACCAATCCAATAGCCGGTTACACAGGCCAAAGTTGGAAGGTTGTTAAAGTTAAACGCCCAGTTCGTTGCATATGGATGTGTAGTCAAATCCAAAAGCTGATACAGGTTGTTCATTGTGATTTCTTTGATTTCTGTAATCTCCTCTGTAGTAAGCCATTGCTGATATCTTTCGATTACATCCGTAGTATTCAACCAATCTACTTTCCCAACAAATCGGGCATCAGAATTAAAGTCATCATCCTTCGCCATATCTACAATCAAGTTATGGGGGAGTATGACATCAAAGTATTGCTTTGCATTTTCAACTCTGTTTTCAATACCTACTCTACCTCCGAGTAAGGTATACAAAAATGCTTGCTTGAGTTTATTGCGATAGTCATTACGAAGAAGAATATCTTCTGCCATACGCATACCGATTACTTCGGTGTACTGCCTGTAGTCATACTCCATATAACGATACACATCTTCAGGACTTTCCATTTTTTCAGTATCGTTACCCAAAGGGGCGTATTCAACTCCGTAATCAGCCAATGTTTCAAAAATCTCTGGAGCGTCAAACATCAACAATGCTTTCTCCAAGATTTCAGTTTTCTTGTTCATTGCCGCTTTACTTTGAGCCTTTACAGATGGTTCGATATTCTCAATCATCTTGATGGCGTTACCAACCATAAAGTCAACCAAAGAGGTCACCTTTTGTCCATTAATCCATACTGTTGGAAGGTCGCAGTTGTTTTGGTCTTGAGTTGTGTAGTAGTAATCTTTGTTTGATTGTCTGCCAAGGTAGTATGTGTACATACGAACAATTTCATCAATAGGATTTTCCAAATCGACTGATTGACGAACTCTAGAAATACGATCATTTCTTTTGTTGAAATGACTCATTATGAACTGAAGATTCTCCTTGTACCAAATTTTAGTTTTCTCACTTTCTGACAAAAACTGCTTTGGTTGATTAGTTATAGTAAACGCCATTGATTACAAATTTATGCAAAAAGGTTATAAAAAAGAAATGCCCTTTTATCAAAAGAGCATAGTTAGGGCATTTTAGATAATAAGTTATCCGAGTACTACAATACATTTGCTTACGGAACCAGCAATAAACCATACCCCCCTTTCCCCCCTTTCCTAAAAAGCGTGTGCTTTTTTGAAAATTGGTTAAGAGTGGCTGGTTGATTCTGCAAGCGACTTGCTTTACTCACCAGACGGCTTGGAACAATACCCCCATTACAAATTCTACCGTGCTGCAATATTAAACCTCTTTTTTTGAATTATCAAATTGAAAAAGTCTAGGAGTGCAATTTTTTATGTAGAACTCGATAAATTCCGCTCCCTTGACAACCATAACTTTCTCAATTACAAGGCGAAAGATGTATTTGTCGTTGAAGTTATATTTTTTTTGAAGGATGTCTACAAATGGCTTTACGACATTGTCTGCATCTGAGGCGATGTTACTTACGCCTACAATCAGAGATAACTCCAAAGGCTCTTTGGATTGTTTGAAATCAAAAGGTGCTAATCTGAGTAGCATCTCTTTTTCGTAGGCTTGATAAGTTTTTGTTTTGAATCGTTTCCCTTGCCAACATTCATTGACGGAAAGTGGTTTAATTTCTACCCTGTCTGAAAATAGAAGGATAGAGTTCTTTAAGTGTTTTGGCATTTGCTTCTAGATCGTTAAATAACAATAAATCAACCGGCAAGCCATAAAATTCGGCTACCGCTATTGCAGTTTTGATGCTATTGATGGTGTAACTCCCATAAATAACTTTGTTTAGATTCAAGTCTGGTTGTATACCCATAGTTTCCTGAATCAGATTCGATGTCACTTTCTGCTTGTGTAAAGAAGCAAGGTAGTTTATATTCTTTTTGAATAAGTCATTTATCGCATTTTGTTTCTTTGCGATAAGTTTGTCATAATACTCACCTCTGATGTTACCGATGAGTTCTGTCTGAACTACAATGTTTAAACCTCTTTTGCGAATCTCAATGATTTTTCTTTCGAGGTCATCAAAAGTCATTATTCAGAAATTTTAGTTTCGAATTCTCGAAGGTAGGCTTGATTTTCATCGATACATCGTTTTACTTCCTTCATCACTAAAATTAACTTCTGATGATCGACTAAACTTTTTCCATTGAGAATGTTGTATACATCGTATTTCTGTATACCAAACTTAGAAACTCTGTCTACGATACGAGCCATATCGCCACGCTTTAGTTTGCCTTTTAAATCAAGCACCCGGTCTTTTAATTCGTTATTCATAATTTCTTACAATTTTACGAAAAAACATTGAAATTACAAAATATTCTACTATATTCGCATCACATAATAGAAAAAATATGGGTTTAAACAAAGGACTAGGTGCTCGTGAGTACCTGACAATTAGAGAAGGCAAAGTTGCCAAGTATTTAGGTGAGAAGAAGTACGAATTGTATGATTCAATTGAAGGTTACATTGTTGGTATGAGTACTCGTGATACGCAGTACGGCCAAGTATTGAACATCGATTTGATGGATGACAAGTTGTACCAATTCCAAATTAGAATCAAAGGTGAGGAGAAACCAGGACAAGCTGCTAAGCAGACTTCGTATTTCATCGCTTTGGCTCATTGTTCTCCAAACATTGATCCATCGAAGAAAGTTGAGTTCATTCCATCTTTGAAAGAGATTGATGGTAAGAAGCGTTCTGCTTTGTTCATCAATCAGAATGGTTCGACTTTGAAGTGGGCCTTCAAGAAAGGTGACGGTATGCCGGATCCCGAAGAAGTGTTCAACAAAAAGGGCGAGTTGATTTCAATCGATTGGAGCGAGGTTGAGGCTTTCCGTATGGATAAGATTAACGAATTCAATACTCGTGTCCAAGAGGCTGCCGCTGCCAACAAAATGATGGCCGGTGAGGTAGAGCAACAAGATTGGCAGAAGTTAATGCCAGAGCCAAATGAAGAGGCTTCAAGTTCTTCATTTGACGATGACGATTTACCATTCTAATGTCAAGAGGAGTTAGTAATACTAATCTCGCTGCAAAAATCGGAAAAAGGGTTGAACCTGCTCATATGAAACACTATGGGCAGGAACAACTTTCGATTATTCGTCAGTCGAGTTTAAAGGCGGCACTTAATTTCGTTGAGATTATTGCACCAAGATTAAACGGAGAATTTGCAGTTAGCGATTTCAAAAAGTTTACTTTTGAGATGGCCGAGGAGTTTGAAAAATGGGTAACACGAGATGAAACTGGAGATAGTAAGAATAAGTAAAGACGAGCAATATCAGGAGTGGTTAAACTTCCGTGAAAGGGGTTTGGGTGCTTCTGAGATTGGAACCTTGATGGGTGTAAACTCGTGGAAGTCTCCAGCAGAGTTGTACTACCAAAAGATTGGTGTAATTCCACAAAAACAGGTGGAAAATATGCCGATGTTTATGGGAACAATCCTTGAGGAAACCGTTGCTGATATTTTTGAACATTGGGAAACGGATGAGAAGACAATGATTGAAAATTATCGTAAAGGTGTAAAAGTTCGTCATCTTTATGAACCTACAGGTTATATTGTGAACCCATTGTTCCCCCATTTGTTCTTTTCTCCTGACCGATTGATTGTAAGTAAGGACATCCGTGTTCGCAATTCTACAATCAATTTGGAGAATGTAGATGCGATTGCTGAAATCAAGACTATCAGCGGTTGGAGTAGCAAACAATGGGAGGGTGGAATACCGCCATCCTACTACTTGCAACTTCAGACTTATATGATGGGGCTTGGTGTATCAAAGGGGTACTTGGTTGTTTTGGAAGATGGAAGAAACTTCAAGGTTCACGAGTACGATGCCGATGAGGAAATCATTAGCTCAATCATTAATATCACCACGGAGTTTTGGAATCGTGTTCTTTTGGGCCGTGAAGCATTCGCCAATGGGGGTGACTACGATCAGTATGCACCACCGCCAGATGGTACAGAGGCTTATGCTGAATACTTGAACGAGCGATTCTCCAACCCTGAAGACAAGACAATTGCTTCTACCTCGGAGATTGACCAACACATTTTGGACTATTTGGCCATCGGGTCTCAGATTAGTGGCTTGGAAGACGATAAGAGAGAACACGCCAATATGATTAAGACACATATGGGTAACTCCTCGATTATCAATAGCGAAGTAGCCAAAGTAACTTGGAGACCGAATAAGAACGGAACCAGAGTTTTCAGAATCAGTTAATGAAAGGCGATCTGCAATGGTACAAGGCTATGTGGTCAACACGACAGAATCATCAATGCGAAGAGTGTGGACTACGTCTACCTCATTTCAGTCCAGCATTCATCTCACATATCATTACCAAAGGAAGTTATCCGAGTTTGAGGCAACATCCCGAAAATTGGATGCTATACTGTATGGATTGTCATCAGAAATGGGAATTTGGGAAGAGGACGGAGATGAAGACTCATACGAGAGCGTTGGAGATTGCTGATCGCCTTAAAAGAGAATATCATGAATCACGGTAGTTTATTTAGTGGAATTGGAGGATTTGATCTAGCAGCGGAGTGGATGGGTTGGGAGAATAAGTTTCATTGCGACATCAATCCTTTTAGTAGAAAATTATGTAGTTTTTATTGGCCTGAGGCCCAAAGTTATGACAACATCAAGACAACTGACTTTAGAATTTGGAGAGGAAAAATCGATGTCCTCTCTGGTGGATTTCCTTGCCAGCCCTTCTCCACAGCAGGAAAAAGGATGGGAAAAGAAGATGAACGCCATTTATGGCCCTATATGCTCCAAGCAATCCGAGACATCAGACCAAGGTATGTCGTGGGGGAGAATGTTCGTGGACTCCTTAGTTGGTCGGACGGATTGGTTCTCGAAGAGGTGTACGCTGATTTGGAAGGTGAAGGCTACGAAGTCGAAACGTTTGTATTACCAGCTGTCGGCATCAATGCTCCGCACAGAAGGGACAGAGTTTGGATTATTGCTAAAGACACCAGCAGCGATGGACGGATACAGCGAGAACCTATCGAAGAAGGAGCAGCGGTTCGGGAACTCCGGGACCTTAGCACAGGAGGTAGCGACAGGGTTCATTTACAAGAGGGGAATAATACCGACACCACAAGCATCGGACCACATAGACAAAAACACGAGCAAAAGTTGGGAAGCACAAGGTGGAGTAAATTTCAGTTTGGGAAATCCAAAATTAAGAGAAATGCTACCGACACCGATAGCCGGGGATTGGAAAGGTCAGTTGAGATCGGACGGAACAGCGAACATGTTGAGTGGAAAAGCGACCTTGGGAGTATTACCGACACCGAACGCTCAGGATTGGAATACGGCAACGAAACCCGAAACGTACTTGGCTCGATCTCAGAGACACAAGGAAAACAATGTAAATCTCCAGATGACATTAAGACAGATGACAATGTTTGTTCCCAACAAGGTGGACCATCCGAGGCTTGGGGCTGGTTCCCAACTAAATCCCCACTTTGTAGCGGAGATGATGGGCTTCCCAACGAATTGGACGGACTTACCTTTCCTAAGTGGAGAAAAGAAAGTATAATGGGCTATGGTAACGCCATTGTTCCTCAAATTGCTTACCGTATATTTGCAACCATAGATGAAACAGACAATTGACAAAAAGCGTTATCTCCGGTATATGAAGACTTTTGTTTGGGCTTCTAAGAAACCGATGGAGGAACTCCTTGAGATAAACAAAAAAGGTCAAATGGAAAACTATCCTGTGGATGCAAATACGGTAGAAGATGCTATCAATTATGTGGAGACAGGGGACGGCCTCAGAACAACCAATATTTCTATGACTGACGTATACGCCATAATGGAAGTAATGAAACACAAACAAGTAGAACAACCAAATAACAATTAAGAATATGGCTAAAACCAAAAAAGAAACCACAGGTGCTATTGAAGTAACCTTGGAGAACATGGCTGAATTGTGTGCTACAATTCCAACTGCTCGTCCCACAAGCGAGTACTCTGAAAAACAAGGTATCATCTTCAACAAAGAAACTGAAGAAGGTATCACCAAGGTTTATGTTTTCGTAGGCGAAAGCGTAATCGAAACAGAGGGTACTTGGGAAAAGGCTTAATGCCTACGCCACTTTAGCTCAGTTGGTAGAGCTTCTGATTTGTAATCAGATGGTCGTTGGTTCGAATCCGACAGGTGGCTCAAAATGAAAGCAATATTAGAATTCGATTTAAATGAGGAAAGGGCTGAGTTCGAACTCGTAGTTAACGCAAATAAGTGGTACTGCGTGGCTTGGGACATTGATCAGCACCTGCGTAGTAAGACTAAGTATGCCTCTGATGAAACACCTAATGAGGTAGTTGAGGCTCTTTATCAAGCAAGAGAGGAGTTACTTAGCATTATGAACAAGTATGGAGTAAATTTTGAATAAAGAATTATGACAAAATATATCGTCAGGGGCCAGAGAGTATTGCTTACTCCACCCGAAATTAAGAAAAGTGCTATCGAGGTAAACGCTGCCTTGGAAAAGGAAATTCTAGAAGAGCAGATGAAGAAGTGGAACCAGCTAGAAGTATTCGCCATAGGTGAAGAAGTAGAAGGCATCGAGGTTGGGGATCGGGTCTCAGTCAACCTTATGTTCCTCAGGAACTCAGAACACATAGATATAGAGGGAGAGGATAAGATAATTGTCCGTGCTGCCGATATCTCCGTAGTCTGGAAATAGTATCTTTGTAAAAGAACCCCCCTAGGGATAGTATCCTTAGACCGAAAGTCCCCACCTGCATACCGTAAGATCTGCTCGTGGGGCTTTTTCTTTTTACCGATAGGGAGTATAATTCTAGTTTAAGGATTTATAGATTGATTTTATACCGAGCGGTATTATACTGAGCGGTATTATACTGCCTGAATTTTTCCATAAAACTCATTCAACTTGTTAGTTTTTTCCACCATAACTATACGCATTTGCGTAGATTACTCACATTTGCCAGTAAATAGAAATAGTGGCATTTGTTTGAAAATCCTTATTCCCCTTTTTTGTGATTTTTTCACAATATATTGGTTAAAATACCCCGAAATCGGTGCATTTAACCATTATAATGTGCAATTATTGTGCAATAATGTCCCTTAAAGCACCCAAAAGGGTATAGAATTGTTCCCTATAAGACAAGTTATATGCGTTCGGGTATAATATGTAGGATATTCCCGACATTATATGCGAAAAAATATACTAATGTATGATAACCCCGACATATGGTATACCAGGGTTTCAAAAAGACCCCCCCTGCTAAAGTTGATTTTGCTTAATAAAGCCAGGCGGTTTATTGTGCAGAAATAGAGTTTGTACGAGTGGTGAAGGTAATAACGCATTTTTAAGTCTCACGATGCATAAAAAAAATATCCCCCCCCTAAATTGCTGAAATTCAATCAGTTAAACGGATCTTTAACCCTAACTCGTTGATTGTCAACAAGTTACAAAAGAAATCAAATCCCTCGTGTGTACACGCTCGCCCGAACGGGTACACGCATACGCACGCCCGGGGCACGCACGCACGCCAACGCATACGCACACACGCACACGCATAAGCTTTTTCCCTCGCATTTCAAAATTTCATTTGTTATTTAGAACGATTCTAAATTACTCAAAGAATTTTTTTTTCTGCTCGAAAACCCTTATCACGCACACCACACGCTCGCATACACGCTCGCATACACACGCACACACACGCATCAACGGTTTTTTCCAATACGATGCAAATTTATTTTTTCGGGATTTCGCTCCTTTTTGCCGATTTCAAAACGCTCCGAAACAAATTTATAATGATTCTAAATAAACAATTTAACTTATTGAATTTCAACCACTTACAAATTGAATTTTTGCCACATTTGTTACAACGAACAAATTATTTTTTTTTCTTAGAATGATTCTAAATAACTCGACTAACTTATTGATTTTCAACAATTTACATTTCTCAAAAAACACCTAACTTATTGATTTTCAGCGATTTGCATATGTCAAATTTTACCCCCATCTTTGCATCGTTCAACAACGAAACAACATCCACCTAACAACCACACAAACACACGAAAAAGAAAGTTAACAACCACACATATCGAACAAAGTAAAATCCATTTTACGCTTGAAGCCTTGCCTTGCGAGATACACAGCGTGAAATTATAGGGTGCGAATCCCTTACGCTGAGATTGGCGAAGAACAATTTGGTGACATCCTTACCATAGTAGGGTGGGCGAGCCTCTCGTGACCAAGTCAAAAAATCTATCCTAAAGATAGGCGAGGCGTGTGTAAGTCTTTGGGGAGAAATCCGAAGGCGTGTAAGTGGCGAGCCTAAAGCCGTCCAATCACACTATGTTGGTTCAACCACCCCACAAGGGTGAGAAACCTAAAAAATAAGGTGCGACAAAACTGTCTATGCCATCCGTAGCCTTTGACCTATGGGGTGCAGTCTGTCGAGTCAGACCATAGATAGCCAACCCTTATATATATACATATGACTAAAAACACATCAATCCGCATCGCCAACAATGGCTCGTTCATCAATTTTGATCTTGAAACTTCAAGCCAAAAGTCCAACGCTAAGGTACAGAAAGCCTTAGTCTATCGTTTCTTTGATTACTATGATACCCTGCGAGCCGTGGGTTCTAAGTGCTTCAAAGCGACTGAGCCTTTCAATATCCGTATGGAATCCAATGGGATTACTCTGTGGGATACAAAGATGAGCATCCAAGCCGAGGCGAAACTTAAGTTAATTAACACCCCTAAAGGTCGTGCTATGTTTGAGCAACGACTCGAACGAATCATAGCGTTCGCCCTCCGTTGCAGTAATATGTCCACCGATGAAATCATCAAGGATGTGCAGGCTCGTCTATTGGAAGAAGCCATAGGTGAATAATCGATCTGAGACCCAAGGCGAAAAGGAATCAGAGGGGTTCGACTCCCCTCTCGCCTTCCAAAAATCTAACTACATATGAAAACCATAGCCCAAAAATCCGCTCGACTGGTCGGTCTTGTCTTTATGTCAGCCCTTACCACGCTTTTCTTAAATGCCATTTTCTCAGCCCTGTTTGCTATCATCACGCAGTCAAACCTACTACCAATAATGAGGTCGGATGTAATGATTTGTCTGTCCTTCCTTTTGTTTGTCGTGCTTATCATTTGGTTTATTGACATCCTAACCTCACCCCTTGACTAATGAATAAACTATTCTTTTCCAAGCCCTACATAGACGCTCACATCGAGAAAGTCAAAGAAATGTGTGACAAAGAGACTGAGAACTATTCGGTCTCTGACTCAACTTACCACAACGACCGTTGTGCGTCCATCGATATCACCATCGATGGCGTGTCCTACCTAATCTTTCTACCGAATTCCTTCGAGGACAACGGATTCAAAGAAGAGTACAGAACATATCAAGTCATCCTTGATAGGGAGTACCACAATGTAGAGACCCTCAACGAAGTATTCAATTCACTACACGATGCAGTACAATGCGTCTTTGCTCAAACAATCTTAACCAACCTATAAAACGATGAACTACTTTGATTTTAAAATTGAAAATTGTGACTTCCATTGTGAAGATCCATTCCTTGTTATGGATGATGTCTTCGAGTACATCAAGCACATCGGAGCCTCCCACATTCGCCAAAGTTATCGCCACTACCCTCAAGCGTTCCGGGAGGTAGTGGGTGAGTTTGGTGAATGGATGGACTTAGCCACTTTTGAGTCAGCAGTTTACGAATATAACCACACAAGAATATAAGCCCTATGAACTACAAATTAGAGATTACGACCGTTCGCCCATTGGATTTGTTCGACAATCCTTTGTCAGTACATTACCAAGCCTTGGAGACATACTACCTTGAGCACTCAGACCATATTCACCTATATGATGCCGTCATTATCTTAGACTTTGATGGGTCAATTATCTATGCTCTTCGTGACTCAAAGGGTCAGTATGAGCTCTTGCTCCACAATACTTACTACCGAAGTAGAGACCTGTTTGCTATCATCAGCCTTAGTCAAACCTATATAAACGAACATATATGAACCCCAAAATAAATCCCGATTTTCAACACAATAAACGATTTGAATTCTTAGTAGGTAAAACTATTAAACGAGTACGATTTCTAACCACAGAAGAATGCGAATACTTTGGGTGGTACTCACGACCCTTAGTAATTGAATTTACTGATGGCTCTCTTATGTTTCCCCAAGCCGATGACGAAGGCAACAATGGGGGTGCTATGCTATACCTTTCAAACTACACCGAAACCGCTGAAGAAAAAATAATCTACACACTATGAGTAATCTAACAATCCATCTAATTGACAACCTCTATTGGGTAATGTCCGAGACCCAAAAAATATGCAGTTTCAAGAACTACGAAGTAGCAGTAATGTACATAGACCACTTAAAAAGACATCACAATTATGAATAACATTAAAGAAAAATTAATCAATCACTATCGCACTTGTAGTTGCGATCAGTATGGACAAATGTCAACCATCGACATCTTCAGAATCATCGATGGTAACAATCCACAAGAGGTAGAAGAGTTGTCATCCCTGGTGGCAATCTCTACCTATGGTGACCGATATGGCACATACAAGGGTATCAATCCTTGGGGTGCATTTAAGTCCGAAGATATCAAAACAAAATGCAGAGAAGCATTTGCTCAAAACGAAAACAGAACAAGAAATTTAAATAGTTGGTAATATGAAAATCATTTTTAGAAACAACGATGTATTGCACATCATCTCATCAAGTAAAACATCTAACAAGAAAATCGCTACGGCAAAAGAGACCATCGTACAAACCTACCACTTCAGCCGTGGACAGTTTGACGAAGCACAAGGTCTCACATCTATGCGTGATTTCTTTTCCCACGATGGTGCAGTATGTATGGACTGCCCCTTTGCAGTATCCAATGGTGCCAAGTTGTCCGCTTGCTATACTCACAAGATGATGCAGTATAGTGGGTTTCTCTCTATGCTACGCTCTATTGGTAAGTTTACCTCCTTTGATGATATCCCTACATTGTCTGAGACCCATCGCTATGACATCGTCAAGATGTGCGATACACGATATGTCCGCTTTGGTACATATGGCGAACCGTCCCTTTTGCCTATTGACTTAGTCAAGCAAATGGTATCTGTTGCCAAATCGTGGACGGGTTACACACACCAATGGCGTAAGATCGATCACAACTACGCCCACTATTTTATGGCATCTACTCACACTACGGAAGAAGAAGCGACTGCCTCTCTCATCGGGTATCGGTCTTTCGTAGCATCACCTACGCCAATTGCTCAATTTATTTCTTGCCCTGCGTCCGAAGAAATGGGCTTCAAGTCTAACTGCTCAAAATGTGGCTTGTGTAGTGGTACACAAGGCAAGGGCACAAAATCAGTAATCATCTTAGAACACTAAACTATAAACAATATGACATCAAGACCTATCTACAAAATTGCCGAAGACATCTACGCTGATTGGAAAAATCCTTTTTATGGTGCAGTACCATACCTATCAGTAATGGCGAGACTCAAAACATTGGACGATTATTATCGTAACGATTCCGCTAAAGAAATCATCACCTACTTCCTTAGTAACGCCAGCACTTGGCGTGGACCGGTAGCCCGTCAAATCAAAAAAGAACTTAAAGACCTCACTAAATAAGATATGAAAAACTATGCTATTAAAGGTACTCCGTTCTACTGCTTTTATGCTGGTAGATTTGTCGAGGGACAACTCAAGTGGGTTATCGGAAGCGACAACCAAGATTTATTAGATTTACTCATTAGTGATATTGACCAACTATGGGTAAGCAAAGAAGAAGCCACCATAATGACGAAAGATTGGTACAATCAATATACTACAACAAAACAATACAAATATTAATAGAAAGAAATATGAAAAATAAATTAGTAACTAAAGAAGCAATCGCCATCATCAAAAGTAAAAAATTCTTCTCCGCTGAATTCATCAAGAAGGACGGTTCAGTACGCTACATTTACGGACGATCGGGCGTGAAAAAACATCTCAAGCCTAACGCCAAGCCACAAGCATACAAGCCTGCGGAGATGGGCTACCTCACCATATGGGATATGGGCAAAAAAGAATATCGTCTGATTAATAGTCAGACCATCGTTAAGATTAATGGAATGGAGGTAACTCGTGGTTAAGTCGATCAAGATTGGTGAATCTGCCGTAGGTGGTATAATCCGTGTATCAACACGCCCTCGTGGTGTGTTTGAAGTTCAATGTCTTGACTACCAAGATAAGTCCGTTGTAGTGTGGCGTTTCTGTCACGGATATGATGAGCTCTATTCCTACCTATCTGAGGTAACTACCCACTACTATGCTGAAAAATTTGTATCACACTTTAAACAAAAACTTAACAATGATTAATCTATCTAAAGCACAAGTCTCTTGGGACTCCCAAGTAATCGCATTCAAATGGTATCAGAACATTGGTGATGCCCTATCGCATTTTGCTCACTTCTCATCTTTCTTATCTGAGACCCAAAGACAAGAAGCATTCGATATCATTGCTTCCTATGGCAATATGCCAAGTATCTATCCCGAAGATTATACAGAGTTGTATCGCAATGTACAAATCGCCCCAATCAAAGCAGACAAACCTTCTCTCACTAAAACCAAACCTTAATCGTATGAACGTACAAGACTTTAAACAATGGGTGCAAGAACAAATCAACTTGCACCCCAACCTTAAGATGGAAATCCTTGAGTTCTTTTGGTTATGCATAGATGAAATTCACGATGGTGGATCCGAATGTCACGAAATTGACCTCGCCATTGGCAGTATTAACGAAGTGATCCAAGAAAACATATGAAACAATTATCACCAACAGACTATGTAGTCTATAATCGTCAGCATCAGTATGTACTACAATTCGCCAACGGAGACATCATTCTCTATGGTGACAAAGCAGAAGCAGAAGCAGATTGTCAGCACGGAGACATAGTTATTCCTTGTACTAAGTTGCCTAAACTATTTCAAACCTTAATCCTAAAACAAATCAACAAATGAACTTCCTAAACCTAACCAGACTCAGCCTTAAATTGAATGGCGAGATAACCGAAAATGTCATCTTTGTAAATCCTCAGCACATCAGAGTTTTTTGTCAACACTATGCAGAAAACTTTGATATGGATGTTACTGCAATCGGCTGGGCAAATGGCTCTCTTATGGAGACCTATGTAAAAGAAACACCACATCAAATCGAAAAACAATTAGAAATATGCTTATCAAACTAACCTTTGCAAACAGAAAAAAGTTTGTCTACATCAACCCCGATCACATTGGTCATTGCTATCGTGTTCCCGAAGAAACAGAGCGAGCAAGAACAATCGCAGAGCATACAATGGTTGGTGTAACTACCCACAACAATGGAGGATTTGCAGTCAGAGAAACGCCCGAACAAATTATTAAACTAATCGAAAAAACAAAATGAGAAAACTAAAAGTATTAATCGCTTGTGAGTTCAGCGGTGCTATCCGTAACGAATTCCGTAAACTTGGACACGATGCATTCTCTTGTGACATCGTCCCATCAATTGACAATTCACCATACCATTATCAGTCTGATGTTCGCAATGTCATCAATGCATATGAGTGGGATTTGTTAATTGCCCATCCACCTTGTACCTATCTGACCCTTGCAGGCAACCGTTGGTTCAAGCCCGAATACGCAGAAAAGTATCCGACTCGTCAGCAAGATCGCCAAGATGCTATTGACTTCTTTATGGAGTTGTATAATGCTCCTATCCCTCACATCGCAGTTGAGAATCCAATCGGTATTATGTCCTCTCAGTTTCGTAAGGCTGACCAAATCATTCAGCCGTGGCAGTTCGGAGACCCATTCCAAAAATCTACTTGCCTATGGCTCAAGAATTTGCCATCTCTCACTCCCACAGATATCGTTTCCAAAGGTGAATTTATCGAATGGACTTGTAAGAAAACAGGTAGAACCAAAAGACAACCCAAATGGTATGCCGATGCATTCCAAAAAACAAAAGACCCAATCGAAAGACAAAAGATTCGTAACACTACTTTTCCGGGCATCGCAAAAGCCATTGCCGAACAATATTCTGAATTTGTAATAAATTTTAATAAATAATACTATATTTGTACACTAAACCTATCGTATATGATACACTCAATTATTAGTTATGTAGAAGAATCAGACCGCAACATTTACCTAACCATCGAGGATGGCTCATTGGTATCAGTTAGTTATTCACAAGGACTTGAAGACATCGATCTCCACTTCCTTACTACTCACAATCCAGGAATTACATCGTTCGTTATTCGTGAACTTGAGAAACAAGGAGATGAATTGTATTCACCAGAGTTCTTCTTTCCATCACCATATTGGGATCAGCAAGTTAAGGCTATTGATGATGCCATTTGGAGTTTGCTCAAGATGGAAAATTTGAAAGCCGAACTAATCGAATCTATCGAGAAGTTGGAAAGAGAAATAGATACATACAAAGCACAAATCAAAACAATCGAAAATAGTTATGGAGTTTAAGATAACACACACACCAATGCACTCTCCCGAACTGGGAGTACCCGAACCCAAGGAGATTACTTTTTCCTTGGGTCAGATCGATCAGATGTATGAAGGTAGAGGTAACTGTTGCCGATGTGGTTGTGGTGGTAATTACTACAACTTGGAGCGTAACTCTCGCAAGATTATCAATGCCCTACAGAAGATGGAATCGGGCAGATACGATGTCGAATCTATCGATGATTACATCTTTGAGATTACCATCGGTGAATTCTACGACAAGTGGGGACAATTAAGCAGAACTAAAGTACAAACCATTTACCTCAACAAATAAAAAAATGAAATACACAACAGAAGAATTAGACCAAATGCTTGGTGCATTGCACGAAGCCATCGATGAACTTGAATTGAATCTAAACCATCAGCCCGAATCAAGACAAGCATATATCGAGCAATTGTCACAACTTTCAAAAATCGCTGAACTTTTAAACAACCTTATCCTTAAATAAAACTATGACAAAGCAAGAAATTTTAAATGGTATCGATGATGCAATCAATGTGATGATGACCTTTGAGCAAGACGAACCAACAGAGAAAATTATTCACGCCTTAAATTGGGCGTGGGACAAAGTATTACAAATGGAAGACATAAACGAATCAGAAAACTAAGACTATGCCAAATCATGTTTACTACCACCTCGCAATGAATAACTTGACTCCAGAGCAAGAAGAGAAATTGCAAATCATCGCTAACACCAACAATGGTATCTGTGGGTATTATTTCCCTATGCCCGATGAGATTCGTAACACTACATCTCCTACAAGAATTGTATCTGAGACCGAATACAAAAAGATTATGAAGGAGAATGAGAAAATCGATCGATCACAACCTTTTTATTATGAACCCAAGCCTATTACAGAAAAGATGCAAGATGCATTACTCAAAAAGTATGGTGTGGACAATTGGTATGATTGGGCTCATTACATTTGGGGTACAAAATGGGGATGCTACGATAACGAAATCGATGGTCATACTCTCACTTTCGCCACCGCCTGGTCTTTGTTTGAACCTGCGATTCTTAACAAACTGGCACAAGATTTCCCCGATTTCATTCTTGCCTATCAAGAAGAGCAAGGATGGGGTGGTGAGTTTGTGTACGAGAACGGTATATGTGTAGAGCATAGTGAGTATGATGCACCACAATGGTCTGATGTTACTACAAAATCAGAAGAAGGTGAAATCTGTCAATTGCTCACAGACATATCTGATACCCATTTAGGTGAAGGTGCAGATGCCGGTTACTATTACGATTACGATACATCTTGCCCCGTACCTACAAATGTTTTACAAGAACTTAAACTAAACTAATATGGAATTGTATCAAATTAAAACGACCGCTTATTCTGAGGAGGATATGTTATTAATCTCTGATGCTCCTTATGAGGAGATTGAGAAAGTTTTAGAACCAATGGTGTATGCAGAAAGAAGGGGAAAAGAGTGGTATGACCACAGCGAGTACCTCCAGGCATTGCGTACTGCTTTACCACAATATAAATTAATGTACATTCCCGAACCAACAGAAATAGTATTATGAGTTATCCATTTGAAGAAGGTCAGCATTACTTCACAATCGAAGATGATGCAATTGTAGAATCTGTATGGGATTACATCTCAGAAGATTTACACCACCCCGGCAAACAATACTTCGCTTCCTTGGATGAAGCAGAACAATCATTTCCAACCATTAAAATCAAACATTTATTATGACAACCAAAGCAAGTTTAATCACCAAGTTACAAAAGAAGTACCCCAAGATGACCATCTTCAAGGATGGTAATGGATGGGTTGACAAATCACCAAACATCTTTTCTATATCAGCTGAGGATTCAGATGTAATGTCCTCGGATGGATACGATCTGCTCAACTATTGGACTCAGAACTATGAATTTTGGGACTTAGGAGTTCACAATGAACTTGTTAAGTTCCTTAGAGACCACGGATGGTATGCAGAATGGGTTAACCCTGGTGTTGTAGCAATTGTAAAAGACATTTAATTATGAAGGTATTAGAATTATTCGCAGGTTCTCGCAGTATCGGTAAGATATGCGATGAGTTAGGTCACGAGGTATTCTCCTCTGATTGGACACCATTTGATGGTATTGACTATGCAGTTGATATCAATCAGTTTGATACAAGTAAGGTACCATTCATCCCAGATATGATATGGGCATCTCCTCCGTGTACTACATTCTCTGTTGCCTCTATAGGTAAGCATTGGGATATGAATCGGAGACCCAAAACACAAGATGCTCTGATGGGTCTACAGATCCTCAAGAAGACCATTGCAATCATCGATTACTTCCGCACCTTGAATCCTCACCTTATTTGGTACATTGAGAATCCTCGTGGTATGATGCGTAAGATGAATTCCTTCGATGTCCTTCCCCACATCCGTCAGACCGTTACCTATTGTCAGTATGGCGATACCCGAATGAAACCCACAGATATTTGGACAAACAACTACGATTGGAGTCCTCGCCCTGCGTGTAAGAATGGTATGTCTTGCCACATCTCAGCCCCTCGTGGCTCCAGGACCGGCACCCAAGGTCTGAAAGGTTCTTATGTTCGATCACAAATCCCCTATGAATTATGCAAAGAGATAGTATTGAATTCCGTGAAGTAGTCAAACTACTTGTTAACAAAGGCAATGTAAGTTTCAACGCCTTTGATGGTACGATTAGAAAAATTGGTTTCCTTGTGCCCATCGAGTACTACCACGAAGACCTCATCGATATCGTTTCCTTTGAGGAGATAGTAGATGTAGTTACCGCTGACATACCTGATATCGAAAAGGAATACGAGGTAGACTATGACTTTGAGAAAGCATTGTACATAGATGTTAACGCCACCGAAAGTTTCTATGAGGTGACGATGGATCTATGGTTTGAATCATTTCAAGAAGCAGTAGATGTAGCCGAGGCTTTGGATATCCCTTCTGAAGAGATTTACGACATAGCAAACGAATGTTATATATACGACAATGAGGACGATTGAAATTTACATACCCAAGGCTGAGCTCGAAGAGTTCTATGCTAAACACGATGATCAGAAAACAGCGATGAACTATTTATCTGTATCCCTTGAGAATCGCATCAGAACAAATAGAAAGTTATTGGCTCGTGACTTAGAGAATAATCCTCAACACGTTATGGTTTCCATACCGATAAGAGATTTTATGTTACCCTACATTAATGAGTATTGTATTATCAAAGGAATCAGCAAACAAGAATTAATTGTAAAAATTATGAAAGGAACAAGATTATGAATGCGATTGGTTACATCCGAGTTTCAACCGATATGCAGGCTGACAAGGGTACATCTCTTGACAACCAAGTGGAAAGAATTATTGACTTCTGTCAGAAGAAGGGGCTCTTTCTGGAAAATATTTATGAAGATGCAGGCTTTAGTGGAAAAAATACTAAACGCCCCGGCTTCCAAGATATGATGAAACGCATCAACAAAGGTGGAGTTTCGTCTCTCATCGTATGGCACAGTACACGTTTTGCTCGTAACCTTCGGGACTTTATCAACCATATGGACCTATTGGAAAAGAAAAAGATTAAGTTCTATTCCATTGAAGAACCGGAGATGAGCGGTTCATCGGGTAAAGCAATGCGTAACCTTATGGCTGTCTTTGCAGAATACCAATCAGATGTTACCGGTGAGTACACACGATCCGTCAAGAACAATCTGAAAAAGAATAAGAAAGTCTATTGTGCATACCCTCCATTGGGATATAAGAATGACAATGGTATTTTAGTCGAAGACCCAAAGCAATTGGAGTTGGTCCAAACCGTTTCCACCCTTAAGGCAGAAGGTCACTCACTACGTCAAATTGCCCAACACTTTAACTCCCAAGGAATTACGGGTGCTAAAAATGGAAAATTTCATGCAAGTACAATACAAAAAATCCTAAATAATAATATTTATGAACTACAAACTAAATAGTAACCTTGAGCTTGTTCCTTTTAAGAACAAATACAAACCTTTGAGCATAGGTCTGATAGCCCTACTCGTAATTAGTATTATCCTGCTGACGTTTCGCCAGGAATCAATCAAAATAGTATACAAAGTAGTTAATCCAACTGCTGATAAAATTAAAGATATTGAATTGTCTGAAGAGGCAATTGTTAATTGTTTGCACAAGAACGGATGCGTTCTGCCCAATGTGGCATTGGCTCAAGCCAAATTAGAATCAAATGTTGGGAAGAGTAATGTAGGAAAAAATGCAAAAAATATGTTTGGTATCACCTACCACAAATGCAAATATGTCGATGGTAAGTATGGTGTTTATGCCAAGTACAAAACCTATGAAGACAACATCAAATGCTACATCCACATACAGGACCATTACTTGAAACAAATAGATGGAGTATATGCATCTGATCCAAATTATATCCGTCAACTAAAAAATCTGAAATAAATATGATTACCATTGAATTAAAAATGCACAATGTTCGTAAGAATTATGTGCTCGAAAGCATCGAGGAAGCCAGTGGTGTACCTCGTGAACTATGGGAGACTGTTCGCACGCTAGATGAACACGAAGTGATGCTACGTCAAATCTACGCCTATATGCTGATGGAACTTGTCAAGATGCCCCTGAAGACCGTGTTTGTTTTGCTAAATTACAAGACGCATTCAACAATCCTTCAGTCGGTCAATCGCATAGAGAAATGGAAAAGCGATCCAGATAATTATGAATTACAATTACACATACTAAACCAAGCAATCAAATTATATGAGCAAAGAAATAGTTGATATGTTCGAGTACATCCTCAATCAGATAGAACCGAAATGGAGAACCAATGAGGCAGTAGTGGAAACATTGGGGAAAATCAGAGAACCCAAGAGTAAACGATTCGAGCCTCCGGCACTACAAGAAGTTGCTATGGAGCTCAAGAGACAGAATGTTCGCCATCCCTTTATGCAAGCGGATAAGTTTTGGAACTTCTATGAGTCCAAGAATTGGATGATTGGAAAAAACAAAATGAAAAATTGGAAGGCTGCCATAAAAACTTGGAATTTTGAAAAAGATAATATAATATTGTAAAATATAGTATGCAAAGTTTCAAGAAAAGAATACTCGCCACGCTGTTTGTCATCTACATTTGCGTATGTTTGTATGGCGTAGTGGCTAGTATTCGAGAGGTGAATGCCTTGTGTACCATTGAAAAGAAATATCTTTTACCTAATTTATTAGAATGAAATGTCCCACTAAAAAACCAGCAACTATGATTGAGATAAAAGAAATCCCATTTCAAATCTGTGAGCATAACCCCAAGGCACAAAGTGTCTGCTCTCCAGATGAAACCGTTACCTTTAATGAATTTTTTCAAAACCTTCAAACTCAAATAAAAAAAATATATGACTCTACGAAATGCAATCCAACTGAAGAAAAACTTTCAGTTCGTGAAAAAAACGCTAACAACCTCCGAAACCGGAGACACTAAAGTTTATCATTATTTCGAATTGGCTGTCAATAGTGTTGTTCTACACTTGGCTCCAGATGACAACAGAAATGATGTTTGGTATGGATCGATCTTGAATTACTCAGTTAAGTTTTATACTTGGGATGGATTCAAATCTTTGATTAAGTCAATTCAAAATGGAGAATGGAATGAGGGCTAGAGTTGTTATGGCTACGATTAATGGTATACAGCAATGGCGTGTGTACTACGACAAGAAACCGATTGGTTTATTTCAGCAAGAGTATTGGGCTCAGAACTATGCAGACTATTTAAATACACAAGGAGGTAACAAATGAGCAACAATAAACAGAGTAGCGTAGAGTGGTTGGTTGAACAAATCAAAAAAGACATCAATTTGAGATTGAGAGGATTTGATATTGACAAAGCACTTGAACAAG